GTTAGATTACCCTCAAGTTTAAATAACTTTTCCATAACCTCTTCTTTATGGTATTTGAGATTCTGACTCTCCACACCACTAAAGATACTATCGTATCGTAAACCAACATAGGCTTCATTTAACTCTAAAGTATAATGAACCACATTCAATCCTTTAGATAAAGCATAAGCACCCATGGCACTCAACACCCAAGACTTACCAATACCAGCAGGCGCCACAACGACACCCAACTCTCCAGCACCCAATCCACCTTGCATCAACTCATTGATTATATCCCACGGTGTAGGTGATGTAACACGAGCAGATTCTTCGTATCTTTCTTCTATATCTTGTAAATAGTCATGTCCTAAGTTTCTTTCAACACCAGCCTGCATAGCCTCGTCAATCAAACTCTTGACTTCCTCACTATCCCCATCTCGTTCAACTATTTCAGCAGACTTGATTATAGCATCCTTCAATACTTGTGATTTATGGAAGTCCAATGCTTTATCCTTGATGTACTCAAGGTCTTGTGCTTCCATATTTTTAAATACTTCTTTTAACGAGTCCTTAATGTTAACTTGAAGTAAATCAGAATCAACCTCTTTTATTTTTATCTTGAATACTTCCATCGTAATGTTTGTCTTGTATTCTTGATAGTAATCCCTAATTGTCTTTACAATCCATTTGAATCCATCATTGTTGATATACTTCTCATCCAATATATCTACAATCTGTTCTAAAAACAATTTATCAGTAATCAAGCATACGATAAACTTTACTTGAAAACTATATCCAAATTCTGATATGTTTTTTGTTTTACTCATTTCCTCTCCAATACCTATCAAGTATCATAAACTCCGTAACCCAATTGTCAAAGTTAGGGATTTGTCCCCATAATTTATCTTCAACAAATAGTCTTTGAAATTTATACTTTATCAATTGTGGAGTCACAGAATTTACAGCATCGGTAATTTTTAACTTGGTATGATTTGCTATATCTGGATCTTTTAATTGCATTAATAGGTAGTTCCTTTTTATTATGTATTCGTTATCATTAATTAATTTAGATGGTTTAGTCGTTTTAGAGCTAGCAGAATCCATTAATCTTTTTATGTCGAACTTTTCATTTTGAGTTAGTTCAGGAAATTCCTTTATTAAGGTTTTTATACCAATGCCTCTGACACCTGGTATTCCATCTGATTTATCCCCATCTATCACCCTACAAGTTAACATGTTTTGCGGGTAAATTCCAAACTCTTTTTTCACTAATTCTTCATCATATGTGATTTTTTTTGTTGGTGAGTATAATTGAACTCTTGGTGAAACCAATTGAAGAAAATCCTTGTCGGTTGACATGATGGTGGTTTTGGATTCTTTTAAGGTCACATTGGTAACATAACTGATTATATCATCAGCCTCAAGTTTATCCAATGCTAATAAAGTCAAAGGTAGATGTTCTAAATACTCAATTAACCTACCTATTTGTAGTCTCATGGAGTCTTGTTCGTCTTGTGGATTGGTTGCCCAATCTACGTTACGATTTAATCTACTTCTGACTTTACGACCAGCTTTGTATTGTGAGTATATTTTCTGACGAGGTTTTGAACCACCCTTACCATCAAAAACTATAATACAACGAGTCGGTTTGAATTTATTTACGGCAAATCTAACTGACTTTAAGAATCCAACTAACCCACCAACATGACTTCCATCTTCGTTCAAAGATGGATTCACACTAAATGCTCTGATAAAAGTATTCAAACCATCAATCAATAGTACGTGGTCGTTTGGTTGTCTTACCTCAGGCTTTGATAAGTCTTTTTCTAATTCTTTGTATTTATCTTTTAGAAATTTCTTATCATAATTACTCATCTACAAACTCATCTGTAGTTGAGACATCATCGATTCCTAATTTACCAGAGTCATATTTCAGTATAACCTTTTCACAAATCATATCATAGACATACTTTTGGGTTTCCTCATCAGCCATGAGTGACTCAAAGTCTTTGGATTGAAACTTGTGTTCTTTACCATCTTGGTCAACCAAAGTGTACCAAGCACCAGCTTGTTTGACTAATTTATGGTCTTTCATAATAGTCAACCAACTACCAAAATCATCAATACCTTTATCAAAGTATAGTTGGAAGTCAGCACTTCTTAGTGGTGGACCTAAACGATTCTTTATAACTTGTGCTCTAATCTTAATACCAATTGTATTCTTTTTGGTGTCTTTGATTTGTCCCATGTTCTTCAACCTAATACGAGTGGATGCGTGAAATGGTAATGCCTTACCACCACTTGTTGTCCACGGATCTCCAAACATCACACCCATTTTTTGGCGTAACTGATTGGTAAAGATTAAACACACTTTTTGACGAGCAATCATTTGGGTAATCTTCCTCATGGCTTTTGACAGTACAATTGCCTTCGAGGTAGCCCAACCATCCTTGTCAAAGTCAGCATCCATCTCCACCTTAGTGGAAGCAGCGGCTAAACTATCTACAAGAATAGTAACCAATTTATCCTTATCGGATTCTCTGATTTTTGTAACGATTGTCTCTACCGTGTCGAATATATCCTCTACGGTTTCCAAATGAATGTATAACATTTTATCAGTATCAATACCGATAGCCTGTAAGAATTCACTTGATACGGCAGACTCGGTATCTATATAGACAGCAAGTCCACCCTTTCTCTGTGTAGCGGCAAGAGCGTGAGCTCCAATCAAAGATTTACCACTACCCTCAAGTCCATTTATCTCTGTGATTCTACCAGCAGCCAATCCACCATCTGGTCGATTCGATACTGCTAAATCCAATATGGTGGAACCAGTAGAAACCCAATCCGTAACATCCGTTGGAGTCTCACCGACACCATCAAGAAAATAAGCAACTTGATGAGATTTAAATTGTTTGTTTAGTTCTGAAGCAATAACTTCTGCTAATTCATCTCTGTTTGACATATAACTTATCCTATTTTATAACGGTGGAGCGGAAAAAGGAGGAAACCACCCCACCGTGCCCTTACGGGTTTTTATGAATTAAACAACTTGTCGAAATCGTCTTCTACGTTTGAAGACTTTTCAGTAGTTACCATTTCTGGTTCCGAACTCTCCTTGGCATCAGTTGAGACTTCTACATTTGGATTTAAAAAACTACCCAAATATTGTTTCAACTCATCAAAAGATGGTTCTGTGTAGAGTTCAGTAAGGTCTGGTTGATTATCTAATAGATTTTTCAACACATCACCATCTTCAGACAATGCTGTCTGATTTGGTTTGACACGAATTGTTGTCTTACCATACTGATTACCAGCTTCTGCTGGAGTCTGGCGTTCAACAACAATATCACGACCTGTCATAGAATCTGAGATATCACCATAATCAGGATCCGCAATTATACCAAGAAGTTCTTGATAAACTGTTTTTCCAAAACCCCAAAACTTAACACCTTCACTCTCTTCGTTTCTCACGATGACTGGTGCAAATGTTCTCATTTTAGGTTCAATCCTTTTACCTTGAATCCATTCATCTTTATTGCCACTAGCTTTTAACTTGTCAGCAAACTGTTGAACAGGATCAGGTCTTCCAAAGGAAAGAGGTGACAAAACAGTTTTGTTAGGAACTAAACTGTAATGAAAAAATAACTCACTAAAGGGATTTGCCTTGTTGAATTTATAAGGTACAATTCTTATTTGAGTTTTTCCTGGTTGTGGTTTCCAAAAACTATTTGTGGTAGTATTTTGTAACTGATTGAGACGGCTTTTTATAGCATCAATATCCATTATCATTCTCCATGTTATTGTTAAGGTTTATTATCTATGTATAAATATTACATAGATTGTTTTTATAGTTAAATAATATACGAACTTTATGGTTAAAAAACAAGCACTTTTTATAGATTTATTATCTTTAATATCCGTGTGGGGATTCTTTGCAATCCCTCTTTGTTTGTGATTAAAATCATGTTTTTATATAACTCCCACGGCACCTGATACTTGGTATCCAAGACACCGTTATTTATTGTTTTGATTAATTCGTTCAATGCGTTAATCGTATAGAGTGTATTTGATATTTTCTTTCTGTGTAGTGATATTGTATTTTCCACAGAGTTAAAATCAATGTCATCATTTTGGTCAACATTATAAGTACAAATTAATTCTTTGGTATTGTCTTCATTTTGCAATACATAAATCTTATCAAAAATCACATTGAAGTTTTTTGTGATGTTATGCGTAATCTGGTCAAGATTCTTTTGATTCGTAAAGGTACAGAGCAGTTGTGTTTTCATTAGACATCCTTTACTTCGCCGGTGGAAGCATCTATTGTCTGACCATCATCAGTTAATTCGAGTGGAGCTGGTTCACCATCACCAGTAAAAGATAATTGACATCCACCACCTGTTCTACCAGCAGTTCTTTTAGTTCTAAATGTTATTGA